CAAGTTAAGAAATCTTCTTTAGCAAAAACTAAAGTGGTCAATCTAGCATGGCCTATGGTAAAAGATTGGGCATTAGCCATGCAAGTGCTCCCCTCGACACGCACTCAACGAATTGCCGTGCTACGCGACGCACTTAACGCAGCGGTAGAAGAAGGGATTATCTCTGTGAATCCCCTATTAGGTAAGAAACTCAAAAAACAAACAGTGGTTATCAAATCTGAAGCCACGCGAATTGACCCTTTCTCTTGGGAAGAACGAGAAGCTATTATTGGAGCCGCCCCTAAACAACTTGGATTGCAGCTAATGTTCCAGTTCTTTACGGGAATGCGACCAGAAGAGATTCGCGGCTTATGCTGGAGCCGTGTCGATTTCATTGGCTGCACTGTTCTAATCGATCAGGTCATCGTTGATGCAAGTCCCAATAAATTTCAGCCGCCTAAATCACAAGCCTCTTATAGAACAATTGATTTAGTTGGCCCTGCAATCCAATGTCTAAGAGCGTACAAAGAGTATTCCTTCCTTAAAGGGGTAGAGCCAAATGACATTGTGTTTATGAATCCGCTCACTAGCCAGCCTTGGAGTACGACTAATAAAATACGAGCGCAGTGGAAACAAGCATTAAAGAAAGCAGGAGTTCGCTACAGAATACCTTATCAAACCAGACACACTTACGCATCGCAGATGTTAAATGCGGGTGAAGAGCTTACCTATATTGCAAAACAAATGGGACATGCTGACAGTTCGACTACGCTAAAGTATTACGCACGATTTATTAAGAATACTGGGGTCAAACATGGATCAAAAATGGAAGCAGCTTACAAAGAGTTTTTATCGAAATAGGTACATAAAATGGCCGTTTTTCGCAGCAATTCCGCAGCTTTGAAAACAAAAACCTTGTAATTCAAGGGGTTGGATGGTGCGGACGGAGAGACTCGATCTTTTTAATACCTACTAAATAAGCTTATATTTCAATGACTTAACCCAATGCTAAGACCATTGCTGCGGGTAAATACGGGTAGTTTAAGGTCAATTCCGCAGCAATTCCCGCAGCAATTTTTAATGCACTCTCGGCTTCGCAGTTGTCCGACTTAGCTCACCATCTTTCTTGTGATAAGTTACCGCCCTGGCACATCGCCAACTCACGTATCCACCCCTTGCCGAATACGCATCCCGCGCTGATAAAGTAGGGTGTCTTTCTACGATGGCTCCACCGCCTTCTGCAATTTCTTGCTCCTGATGATGGTAATGCCCTGTGTGGATATAAGTGTACTCAGCTTCGCCCCACATCTTTCTAAACTTAGGCTCACTGGCAAATAACATTGGTAAGCGTTTGTTCGCTACTTTGTGCCCGTGATGGAATCCTAACAGAATGTCACCATGTTGTTCTGCATAAAATGGCAGCGCTTCTGTGTTCACTTCAACACGGGGATTGTCTGCAAAGATCTTATTCATGGCAATGCGTAACCAAATCGAACCTGATTCATCATGATTGCCCTCGCACATAAGCAGCTTAACATTGCGATGCTTCTGTAATAGTAACCCTGTCACTTCGCAGATTACTTCAATAGCGAGCTCAATGCATTCACCATATCGACCTGACGCATCCAGTACATGTTTGCTTTGTGGCGTCACCGCGTCCAAGCCGTCAAAATGCAAGAAATCGCCTAACTGGTTAAAGATGGCAAACTCTGATGGCGGACTTTGCGAAATCAAATCTTGGAAGGCGTTTATCATCACTGACTTCGCCGTAGGTAAATCCCATCGTTCACCGCCCTCACCTTCCCACGCTAACATACCTAAATGGAAATCCGTGAGTGTGTACACAGTACAAAGTTCTTCATTGGGTGTTGCTGCTGGCGGCTTGATCAGCGGTATCGTCTGCATTTTCTCTGCAGCCTTGCTCAACAAGTCTTGCAGTATGTCTAAATTCTCTGACTCTTTAAATGCAGTCTTGTACCATGTAAGTGTACCTTCATCATCCTTCTTCAAGAACGAGCGACCTTTAAGTATCTCACTTGGAGCCGTAGGCTGATTCAATCCAGCTTCAGGGGCAAAGCCTTCTTCCCTAGCCACACGCTCTCTCATGTTCTTCAAAGACCGCCGCATATTACGCTGATCTTGCCCTAAATCAATACATGCCTGGTTAATTGAGCCCGCCGCTATAATGGCTTCTATTTTCTCTTTTTCTTGTGGGCGTGCATAAGGTAAATATTCACTGTAATTCATAAGTTTTACCTTTGTAGGTACTGTTTAGTTATTAAATACCGGCTGCATTAAGCCTTGTTAATATTGATAGTAAATCTACTTCAATACCGCCAGAGTTGGGGTCAGCAATAGACACAAAGCCATCACCACCTGCGTATCCCCAAACAGTGATAACCTGATAATTGTCACTCTGAGGATTCGGATGAGTGTAGTTCCAATAACCACCTGTTCCACCCGCTCCAACATTCATCCGTACACTCTGTGCGTTAGATGGTTTAGTCACTAATTGCGATACAGTTGTTCCCGCATTAGCGTAGGTCTGTACTCCACCTGTAGATAGATCATTGCTAGTACTACCATTACCTCCACCACCTGACCCTCGTGTGCCAGCAGAAGCAAATCCACCGGGGCCACCGCCTGCTCCGCCTGCGGCTTTAGATGATGCTTGACCCGCATAACCAGTATAATTACCATTGTTTGCAGTAACTGAATAACCTTGCGCTGCACCGCCTGCCGCAGTGTAAGTTGATATAACGCTACCTGTGCCATTCAAACCCGTCATAAACTGTATGGAAGAAGGGTTTCCTGCATTACCTACCCGTTGTCGATAAGTCCAGAAACCGCCTGCTGCATTGTTTTGTGATCCTGCCCCACCGCCCACTACAATGATTGTTATGGATGTACTTTGAGGAGAGAGGTTAGAAGTGTAAGTGCCAACAATATCATGCTCGAGCGCACTGCCTGCCGAACCTGTATATATCCGCACGTTGTTCAGTGATACTGTTCCTATTGAATCAGCATAGATACCGCTCGTACTTGAGGAAATGTTGAAGCCAGCCACTCCACCAGAGCGACCAAAAAATGCACCTGCTTGCGAATCGCCTAATGAAGTCTTACCGAACTGTACGCCCGACTGCGTGTTAGCAAATTCAATGTTGCCGTCCATCGTAATCTTGTTGGCACTGATACCTGCAGCATCAACCATGTTAGACGTAATTAATCCCGCAGAAACTTGGTTAGCTGTCAAAGTGCCTGTGACACTAGCCATATCGACTACCAAATTTGCAATCTTGGCTACGTTAATCGTTGCGTCAGGAATAGCATCATTAATAGTTGAGGTGACAGCAACTGTCCCTGCGGTTGCATTAAACGGCCCTGTCACTTCTGCGGCTGACACGAAACGAACCCAGTAATAATAAGTACTACCATGAGTTACCGAGTCTGAAAATATTTGACCCACCGAAACAGCTATAAAAACTGCAGTACTTATATCGTCCACAGTATTGCGATAAATATGCGCAGTCAGGTCTTTACGTGGAGGTTTACCCCAACTCACTAAAATCCCTGTAAAACCACCTACCGCTGTAAAATTAACTGGAGCAGGCGGCGGACTTGTATCACCAATAATGGGCCTTGGCCTAATCGGTAATCCGCCAGATCCTCCACCGACAGATAGGTCAGGTAATCCTGATACGTTAATGACCCCGTTCTCATAAAGATCACGAACTGTTAAACCTCGATCAAGCGGATCACCCCTTCGACCAAGACGTACTTCCGTAGCTTCTTTGAGTGCTTTGACAGACGGATCGCTGCTATTAGGTATAGCGGGTAACTGAGTTTCTCTAGACAACTTTAGCAAGCTCCCCTACTGAAGTGGCTAACTTAACGTAATCAACATGTGCTGTGCCTTCTAACTCAACACGCCATTCTGATGCGGTGTATCCCCCAGGCAATCTAACTAACGTGTCGTTTGTGCAAGCTGTTGTAGATCGAAGTACGTCGTCCCCGTATATCTTGACTGATACTGCACCTACACACGCCACGCTAATCGCACCAAGATTCATAGGTATCGGAGATTCAAACGTCTTTGATTTCCATGAGTAAGTTAATTCACTACCTGTAGCCCATTTGTGTAAAACACTACCATTTGCCACATATAGCGCATCTTCTTTGGCTGAATAGAATCCACAGGCTGCGCTTACATCTGTAAATACCCATGCTTGTTCAGTGCTTTCAGGATCAAACACAAAACCTTGTGTGTCCGTAAACCCAACGTACTTACCTTCGTAGCGATAGGCATGAATCTGTGACGGGTTAAGTGCTTGCCATTGTTCCCTCGTAAAAATAGCTTCAGTCACCACACTTACAGCATTCCCTGAAACTAGCACCAAACCATCGGGACTTGCATAAATAGTAGATTCGCCCATATCAACGACAGAACGCTTACTGACACAGGATTGATATTCATCTAATTCAAGTATCGACACACTCGCAGGGTCATGCCCCACAGCTAAGTGTGGTTTCCCTGTTGTAGCCACCACTAGCCCTTGCGAGTTAGGAGAAATACCTACAATGTCATCTTTAAGTGTATAGCGATAATTCAGCGGAAACGCATAGGGAATGTATGGCTCAGAGTACACCAATGTTTTACCAGAAAAACCAACAATAGCACCACTGGGTAACGTAGTTGCACCTAACATCTGACCTGAAGGAAAATCAGACGCATCATCATCTGGCGGCCTAACCCAAGTCACTGTAGGTAAAACTTCACCTAAACCTGCAGTAGCCCTCGTATCTAAGTATGTGGTGGTCCCAATCGAAACGTCTGCGACAAACTGAAAAGCGGTAGCTGCAGTACCAGAATTACTTCGGTACAAACGCTTAAATGCGCCCGTGCCAAAATTATAAGCTCCTGTTGGCGCAGTCGGAAAAGTCACAGTTACGTTCTGCCCATCGCGCACATTCACGGAAGTGCTCAAAGGACTGATTGTAGATTCTTGTCCCCACGCATCGACCCATGTGTATAAGTATGATCGGTAATCGTCTAAAGAATCTACAACAATCGTACCTCCAACAGATAATGTTGGAGGTACTGTCGGAGCAGGCAGCCCTAGCCGATATGAACCCACAGGCATAGGGCTAGCGCCAACAGCAATATCGTTTCGTGTAATTCGGGGATAAGTGTATCCTGTGTAGACAACTTTGTTAGTAACATCAAACGCGTTAGGGACACGCGCAACGTCAACGTCCATACCAAATTCAAACCATAAACCTGTAGTGTATTCGTATATGCTTTGTGCCGATGTCGTTAATGGGTTAGGTGACACTGCTGTTGTAGTCTTTAGTGGCTTTAGTCGCCCGTCACCCACTTCACAGTTTTTTGCGTACGTCGCAATGTTTGCTTTCAATGTTTTTGGAGATAGCGCAGTCGACATACCTCCAAAATTTGCAATAATAAAGCCTGGCATTAGTAACTCCAGATTGTAGGTCTAGGGAATTTTCCTGATGCGTCTAAATCATCAAGATGTATAAAACGCGCCCCGCCTTTTTGATTAACACCAATACCGGTCATGCCGTGTTTTAGTGCCACTTCAATCACTTTAAGTGCGCGATCCCCTCGAACACCAATATCAACCGCCCGACCCGAAGCGTGTGCACCAGGGCTCGCTTTTCTTGCTTCAATCGGATGCTCTGGTGCACGATAACCAGACGTAATAGTGAAGGGAAAGTCGCACTCATGGCGAATCGCGTTAAGTTTCTCTAGAAACTCAGGCGTTATCCCCTCTTTGCTTGTGTGTTGGCATCGAAGTTCGTCAGAAGTGAAGTAACTTTTCATGGTTTTGGAACATCTCCGTTAAAGTAGACATACAGTGCAATACCGCCCGCACCTAATATCCATAAAATCTTCTTCACGACGCTCTCACCGACCACTGCGTAAAATCGCTGGTATGCTCTGTCTGCTGCCATCTCAGCAATTTCTTGCTTTTCGCTTTCGGTTAACAATCTGGGTTCCATAATTTATTCCACTGTGTAGGTGACTACTACCATAATAGTTCAGCTACTATTTTATAATAAACTTAGGATTTTCGCGATCCAATAACACCTAATTGCCCACTCATTAGCTTAGTGAGCAGACCACGCATACCAAACTTCACAACATACACCCCAATGACTAAGTACTGATACCA